CTCTATATACGCGCGCGCGTTGATCGACGAATAAGGAACTAAAAATTTCACGCCAGATTATGTTAAATCGACGTCCCCGCCGCCCCGCCCGTCCCGCGCCTATTCTGAACTTTTTCGGGTTGACGCCGGCCCGCGGACCCTGTTACACATCCTGACCATGGCAGACGACAACAACAACACCTTGACCGTGGTCCCCGTTACGCAGACGAATCGCAAGGGCAAGGGCAGCTCGGACCGTGACAAGGAGAAGCTGCTCGACCTGATCCGCTCGGACCCGAACATCCCGGACGATTACAACCCGGTCGTGGAGATGGCGAAGCTGGCATTCTCGCAACGGCTACCGATCAACCTGCGGATGAAGGCGCACATGGAGGTCGCGGCATACGTGACGCCGAAGATCAAACCGGTCGACCCGACCGACGGGGAGAAGACGAAGGCGCCGGTGCTGGAGCTGGTACGCGTTACACGTACGGCGGAAGAGCAGAAGGCACTCGACGATGATTCGGAATAATGGAGCTGCGCTTACAGGACAAGCAATATCTGGCGTTCGATACGCCGGCGACCGAGTTATTTTACGGCGGCGCTGCTGGTGGCGGGAAGTCGCATCTGCTGCGTGCTGGGTTTATCACTTGGGCAAGCATGATCCCGGGGCTGCAGTGCTACATTTTCCGAAGAAAGTTCCCCGACCTGTGGAAAAACCACATGGAAGGCCCGACTGGCTTTCCGATCATGCTCGCCGAATGGCTCGATGCCGGCTATTGTTCGATCAACGCTTCAAAGAACTACATCAGCTTCTGGAACGGCGCTAAGATACACCTGTGCCATTGCCAGCACGAGAAGGACAAGACAGACTATCAAGGCGCCGAGATACATGTCCTCGGCATCGATGAGCTGACCACATTCCCCGACACGATCTACCGCTACCTCCGCGGGCGTGTGCGTCTGGGCGGGCTGAAGGTCCCGGACGAGCTGCGCGGCCTGTTCCCCCGGATCGTCGCATCTGGCAACCCGGGCGGCATCGGGCACAACTGGGTCAAGGCTGAGTTCATCGACATCCAGCAGCCGTATGCCATGAAGCGCATGCCGAAGCAGGAAGGGGGCATGCTGCGGCAGTTCATCCCGGCGCTGCTGGAAGACAATCCCGCCATGTTCGAGAACGACCCGGACTACGAGTTTCGACTCGAAGGTCTGGGCAACCCTGAACTGGTACGCGCTATGCGTCTCGGGGACTGGGACATTGTAGCCGGCGGCATGTTCGATGACGTGTGGCACCGCAATACGCACGTTCTGAAGCCGTTCGAGATTCCCGCGGCATGGAAGATCGACCGATCCTTCGACTGGGGCAGCGCGAAGCCGTTCAGCGTGGCGTGGTGGGCTGAGAGTGACGGCGGAGAAGTAACGCTTGCGGATGGCAGGAAGCACACGTTCCCCCGGGGCAGCGTCTTTCGCATCGCCGAGTGGTACGGGTGGAACGGCAAGCCGAACGAAGGCTGCAAGCTGCTGTCCTCGGAGATCGCCCGCGGCATCAAGGAGCGCGAGCAGACGATGGGCATCTGGGGGCGCTGTGAGAAAGGCCCCGCGGACAGTGCGATCTGGAACACGGACGACGGCGACAGCATCGCGGACAAGATGGCGCTGCAGGGCATCATGTGGACGAAGGCGAACAAGGCGCCCGGGTCCCGTGCGCAGGGCTGGGAACTTATGCGCGACATGTTCAAGGCTGCCTTGACAAGAAGTGGCGATCCCGGGTTGTATATTTTCGAAAACTGTGTACAGTTCATCCGGACGGTACCGGTATTGACGCGCAAAGATAACGACATGGACGACATCGATACCAACACCGAAGACCACATCGCAGACGAGACGCGGTACAGGCTCCTGACAAAGAGCTACAGCACCGAGCAGGTCAAGGTGGTCGGACTTTAGGCGGGGCGGCGCTCCACAACGACGGGGAGATAGAGCGGCATGCCAGTCGATACAACGCACAAGCACTACGACAAGCGCATCGAGCAGTGGAAGCGCTGCCGTGACACCGTGGCCGGTACCGACGCGGTCAAGGGCGAGCGCACGAAGTACCTCCCATGGCTGACCGGGCAGGACGACCTCGAATACGGCGCATATCTCAACCGGGCGCTGTTCTTCAACGCCAGCGAGCGCACCGTGAAGGGCTTGACCGGCGCGGTGTTCCGCAAGCAGTACAACCTTGACTTCCCCGAAAGCAAGAAGGACCTCCTGAAGGACATCACAGACGAGATGTCGAGCGTGGACGTGCTCTTGCGTAAGGTGGTGCACGAAGTCGTCGCTATCGGGCGCACAGGCTGCCTCGTGGACGTTACGCCTGAAGGCGAAGGCGATCCTCGCACCTACATCACCCAGTACCGGGCGGAGAACATCCTGAACTGGACACTGGACCGGGTGAACGGCGCCATGCAGCCGGTGTTCATCGCACTGAGGGAAGCGTACGAGGAGCCGGACCCGAACGACAAGTTCGCGCCGAAGCACAAGCACCAGATCAGGACGCTCGTGCTGGAGAACGGCGTCTACATGCAGCGCATATACCGCAAGCGGCAAACCTCCGACGGCAGCACCACGAACGAGTGGGCACAGTGGGAGGAGGACATCATCCCGAAGATGGGCGGCAAGCCGCTCGACTTCATCCCGTTCAAGTTCATCAACAGCGACGACGACAGTGCGAACCCATGCAAGCCGCCGCTGCTCGATCTGGTCGACGTGAACCTGTCCCATTACCGCACCTCCGCGGACCTCGAACACGGGGCGCACTTCACCGCACTACCGACCCCGGTCCTGTCCGGCTTCGACGTGAAGAAAACCTACCGCATCGGGTCCGGTGTTGCGTGGGTTACCGACAACCCGCAGGGCAGGGCTGTGTTCCTCGAATACACCGGGCAAGGGCTACGGGCACTGCAGGACATCAAGGCCGACAAAGAGGCACAGATGGCGGTCCTCGGGGCGCGCATGCTGGAGCAACAGAAGAAGACCGCGGAGACCGCCGAGACGCACAGGCTCCGCGGGCTGGCAGAGAGCGGACCGCTCGCCGGCATAGTAGGCGTGGTCGAGGAAGCGATGACCGCGGTGTTCCGCTGGTACGTCGACTTCATCATCCCGGGCGGCTCTGCAAGCAACAACATCGACCTGTCCCTGAACAAGGACTTCGTGTCGAGCAGGTTGACAGCGCAAGAGATCACCGCACTGATGACGCTGGTACAGGGCAACCACATATCGCAGGACACGTTCCTGCACAACCTCAAGGAAGGCGAGGTACTACCAGACGGGACCACGATCGAGGAAGAGAAGGACGCGATCGAGACCGACCGAAACACGAGCGGCGATGGCATGATGGACGCAGCACCTGTCACGCCGCTGAAGCGATCCTTCGAGCTGGTCAAGGATCAGGAAGGCAAGACGACCGGCATCAAAGAGGCGTAAACCATGTTGATCATGACACCGTACGGCAAGGACTACGCACTGAACCTCGTGCGCATGGGCTTGTCCAGTGTGCACCTGTACGTGGACAAGGGCGAGCTGAAGGGCTACGGGTACGAACCCGTCGGACTGGACCCGGAGAAGTGGGAGGGCATCACCTATCCCGATATCCTCTGGACGTTACGTGCAGGGGAGCAGCCGGCCCGCGTCATGGGCTACTACGTCGCCGCACCGAACGGCGCGATCGTACTGTCGGAGGAGTTCCCGACGAGCACAGAGAACGACGACGATCAGCCGGGCTTCGTGATCGGGCGCGAAGGCGATCGCATCCGCGTATCGTTGCGGCTGAATTTATTTTCCCGAATCATGAGTGAGTGAGGAACGAAACATGGGGATTACCGAACGCATTGACGCAGTGACACACATTCCGCCGGAGTACCGAAGTGCAACACCGCCGGCACCGCGATCTGTGAAGATCGAGCTGACCGGGCGCTGCAATTACGCGTGCCGTTTTTGCGCACGATCGAACATGCTCCGCGACGTGGCGGACATGGACCGCGACCTGTTCATCCGGACGATCACCGAAATGCGCGAGGCAGGCGTCGAGGAGCTGGGCCTGTTCTATCTGGGCGAGTCCTTCATGGTCAAGTGGCTGCCCGAGGCGATCAAGATCGCGAAGGACGTCGGCTTCCCGTACGTATTCCTGACCACGAACGGCTCGCTGTGCAACGAGAAGAACCTGACCGCCGTCATGGATGCCGGACTGGACTCCCTGAAGTTCAGCTTCAACTACGCGGACGCCGAGCAGCTGCACGACATCGCACGCGTCAAGCGCGGCTATTACAGCCGGGTGATCGATTCCATCAAGACAGCGCACGCGGTCCGGGAAGCCGGCGGCTACACGTGCGGGCTGTACGCATCGTTCATCGAGTACGACGGCGAGCAACGGGAAAAGATGGCCGAGGCTGTGGCACAGATCGCGCCGTATCTTGACGAGGTCTACGGGCTGCCGCTGTACGGGCAGGCAGGACCGCAGGATTCACCGAGCGCGCAGGCCGGCATGACACCGACGGGCGGCAACACGGGCAGGGCAGACAACCCGGTCGCGGCGGTGCCGTGCTGGGCGGTGTTCACCGAGGGGCATGTCACGTACGACGGCAAGCTGTCCGCGTGCTGCTGGGACCATAACGACGGCTTGACCATGGGCGACCTGAAAGAGCAGTCGTTCATGGAGGCATGGCACTCGGGCAAGTTCCGGGCACTGCGCAGCGCGCACCTGTCCGAGGACGTCCGGGGCACACCGTGCGAGGCGTGCGTCGCGTACGCATAACGATGCCGACGCTCCGCTGTCAGAAGGACGGAAAGCCCGGGTACAAGTACGGGGAGAGCGGTACGTGTTACACCTACACCCCGAACAACCGCGCATCCGAAGCACAGGCACTTGCCCGGGTAGCGCTGCAACGCAGGGCAATACAGGCGCAGCAGGAGCGCTCAAGGAAATGAACAGGCCGCCGATAATGTCCCCGAGAAATATCAGAAAGGGGACACGACATGGCGAAGAAACTCAAGGCACGCCAGTGGCTGAAGGCGCGCGCAACGCAGGATCAACTACGGAAGCACGGCATGGATCAGGACGGGACAGTGTTGTATTCAGGCGAGGACATCGAGCTAATCGCGGTCGTCGCCCCGAGTGGGCGGATCGGTCTGGAGATCGCCGCGGCACTGGCAACGCACCCTCAAGAACCCGAAGCCGTCGCCGGCATTCGCGACCTCTTGACCCTCTTCCTGCAGCGTAACGGTTACGAGTAACACGTGGCAGCAAGAACCCAGACCTCGAACAACCTCGACGTAGCCGTTGCGAGTGCGACGGCTTCGACGATTCAGGCGACTGGTCTCGGCTCGTGGCCCGGGTATCACATCGCGATCGTCTCCAGCACGGTCGGCGCTGCGGGGCAGATGCGTTACGCGTACACCTCCGCGGGGCGCACGGACGTCCTGAAGGTAACGCCGGAATGGGACACGGTGCCGGCGGTCAACGACGACCTGTCCGTGGCGAAGAATCAAGCGAACTACGACAGCGACTACGGCAACGACTTCAAGCTACTACTGAAGGCCACGTCCGAGTGGGACGTTGGCGCCACAACGCACACTATCGGCAGCGGCACGGACCACATGGTCGGCGGCGTGTACAATCAGGGCTTCTCGCAAGACACGTACATCGACATCCAGAACGGCTCGTACTTCGCCATGGGCGCGCTGTTCGGCGGCGAGTCACTGGGCGGGTGGTACTGGGACAGCAACAACGCCACGACGACGCTCGGGTACCAGTACATCCGGGTGCAGGCCAGCGGCACGATCATGCTGCACAACCTGAACTGCGGCACGGTGTACGCGCACTCGTTCATCTTCAAGACTTCGAGCTTCGCGTACCTGTACGACGTCTCGTTCACGAACCTGATGTACGACGGCGCGCGGTTGAAGGGTAACACCTACGGCAACAACCTCAAGTTTCAAGGGAACGGCGTCTCGAACGACTACGTCGTCCTGTCGAGCGCGATCGCCACGTTCGACGGACCGCTGATCCTGTCCAACAGCTACGGCATATATGCCAGCGCAGCGAACCAGACGATCCGGGTCAACAAGTACGTCTCCGTGAACAACGCGCAGGACGTCGAGGCGAATCACTCGACGACATGGCAGTTCGTCAATCCGTCGTGGACGAACCCGTCGATCCTGTGGACGCAGACCGGCGGGCAGTCGACGGTGAGCGAGATATTCACCCTTGATGGCACGACGCAGACCCCCGGCGGCATAGCGCTTGCCAGCTCGAAGGTGCAGCTGGTCTACACCAGCGGCACGCGGTATGTGAACGCGACGTCGCTCACGGCAGACGCCAGTGGTGGCTTCAGCGTGGACGTCCGGAAACGGTACTGGGCGAACTCAACGTCCAGCGTTACGTATAACGGTCATATCCTACGCACGTGGAAGTACGGATATGTCGCATTCGAGGGCGCATTGTCGTTCAACAGCGAGCTGTTCGTTACCGCCGGCATGGCAGTCAACAGCGAGCTGACGACATCAACGCAGGCTAGTGCGCTGCTGTACAACGCGACCACGACCGAAGAGTACACCATTGACAGGGGTGTCTGGCGCGTGCAGGTATCCATCATCGCAACCACGCCAGTATCGGCGGTGGTGAGCGCCACCTCCGGGGCGACTAATTACCGCGGCACGTTGCGCGAGATCAATCAGGCCGGCGATGGTCTGACGTCGGAGTGGTTCCTAGTCGTTACGTCCGCGACGACAACCGGGCATCCCCCGTCGACGACGGTGGCGTGGCTGCAGGCCGGCGCGACGGTGGCGTTCAATGTCGCGGGGTCGGATCACGAGTTCACGTACATGATCGACGCCAAGGGCGAAGAGCTGTGGAAGGCATACGACAAGGATCAGGCATCGCATGCGAATACCGCGTACACCGGCCTCTGGAACGTCATCCGCCGGCGCGGTGTCAGCCTGATAGACAAGAAGGGCGACTCGTACACGACCGAGGACTACCAGTCGCAGGGCGTATTTATCACAAACCGCGGTGCCGGCACGGTCGAATACATGACGGCTAACGACGGGTGGACATACACCCCGCCGCAGTCTTACACTCTCACACTAACCGGACTCAAGACAGACACAGAAGTCCGGATTTATAACGCCGCAGACGATTCTCTGCTCGCCGGGACGGAGTCCTCCGGGACTTCGTTCAATTACAACTACACGTACAGCGGGTCGGACATCACAGCGTACATCGTGATTTTCCACTTGTCGTACAAGGAAGTTAGGCTGTCCGGCATTACCCTGTCGAACAGCAACCAGAGCATCCCGATCCAGCAGCAGACGGACCGGGTATACTTGAACCCATAATCCCGGCGGGATTGTTTACAACCGGAGAATTTTGCCATGGCAATTATTGTCGACCCGGATAACTTGGATCGCGACCAAGTTATCTTTGGCCCGGTGTCGGAACAGATCAGTCTGTACCCCGTCGGTGCCATTACCAGTGTCGTCGCATCGAGCAATACCGCCACCGTGTCAGTAGGCGCGGACGACCTGCACGATGCGAACGGCTTATTCACGACCACGTTCCAAGTCTCCCCGGGCGACGTCGTCGTTCTGCGGAACGGTGCCGACGCTGCGCACTACATCGTCAGCGCTGTCACGAACGCAAGCACGCTCGCACTCGCACTTGACGACGGCTTCACCGGCTTCGTCGCCGATGGCAGTGCGCTGGTGTACTCGGTCCACTCCCCGACCGGCGGTTCCATCGCTGACGGTGTGACGAAGCAGGCGCTGTATTCCTTCGCCAAAGAAGAGTGGCGCACAGACGCGTATGCCACTGCACTGAGCGATGACCTGATCCGTCACGAGTTCCCATTCGAGGCGATTACCTCCGAGCAGTTCGAAATCGGCGGCGGTGACTCGCACCAGAACTGGGACTACCGCAACGAGTACACCCGGAAGAAGGTCCGCACGGGCGGCTGGGCTGCCAAGGATGCCACGGCTTCAACGCTCCGAGAGTACACCGGCATCGTCACCCTCGGCGCACTGGACGCGGACGCGCAGGTCTACTACCAGCAGGCAAGCGCACAGGCTGACCCGACTGACTTCACCTTCCAAGGTCCTGTCAACGAGGCGATCCTGACCCTGTCCTCTTCGCTGGTCGATTACACCACGTATCTGAAAATCTTCGTGCGTAAGAAGGGCAAGACATACGCGCAGTCGGAGATCGCGGACATCGGTGTTACGCAGATCAAAACCATCGTGAACCGATTCCCGCTCACGCATAGCGATGACGCGGCGATCACGGACAGCGACGGTGCGATTCTTGGTACGGCGCCTTTCAGGCAGGCGACCAGCACGGTCAGCGCATCGGCGGGCGTTACGTCTGCGATCAGCTCCACGGTCGGCAGCTTCAAGGACGCGAACGGTACCTTCACTGCATCGGCGGTCGTGGTCGGTGACATGCTGCACATCACGTGGTCAACGCGTCGGCTCTGCAGATCGATACCACGGAAGCAGGACTGCTCACCGGGGCGACCGGTCTCGATTACGACATCTTCTCGCCGATCATCTATGCCAACAAGGCAAGCAATCTCGCCAGTCCGTTGACGGTGGCGATCAGTGCCGGAGCTTCGGCAGCTGTAGCGATTGCGTCGGTTGCCGGCGGGCAGTTCGTCACGAAGGGCGTCGCGATCAACGATGTCTTCGTGATCACGTCCTCGA